TTCTTATGTGGTCAGGCATATGGCTAACATGGGGATATTATGCTACTGATATTCCTTTAGATGATGTTTTCTGTTTTGTCGGCCCTTTGTTAATTGTTACTAGCTTTGGAGTACCTTTGTTAGTAATAGAGGAAATAGAATAATGTCAAACGAATATCGTGACATTTTGCTAGAACAATTATACCTTGAAGCTCTTGAGAAAGGTATGACTGATGAAGAAGCTCAAGCATATGCTGAGCAAAAGTGCGAACAGTACGGAGATCCTCCATGAGTAAACAAACTTACAGTTTGTATAAATCTATTACAGCTAACTGTAATGATTGTGGTATTGAGAAACCTAAAAGTTCTATGTTCAAAATAGAAAAAGAACTTCTTTGTTGCAAATGTATGATAAAAGACTTGAAGTTCAAGCAAAAAGCTGCTAAAATCTTTTCTTAGTTTAAAGGATCTTATGGACGTTAAACTGCTATTAATTGCTATGGACATAAGATTCTTTATTATCATTATCAATAACTTAAAGGAGGTTATTAATGCAAAAGACCAATAAGTATTTGACTTACGAAGATAAAATTAATTATCTTAGAGCGAGAGTAAAATCAAATAAAGATGCCAGCGATCAAGGATGGAGAGCAGTCTCTAGGTTGTTGGGGTTAGGTGGTCATTGTGTTTTAAAGAACAGGATTATTAAAAAGCAATACAAAAAGGAATGGGATTTAGCAGCAGATTCATTGATAAATAGTTTGCATAATTCCGATCAATTAGATAAGTTCTCTCATGTACTCAAATAGAGTACGTTTTTCGGGTTCCCTCCTTGGGGGAAACCCTCATCACTAACTACATTATTAAAGGAAAATATAATGTTAGCATTTCAGAACGGTTACACACAGCGTAAGCAAACCATTTTAGATCTTGGAGGTTGGTCAGAAGACTTTACATTCAAGACAGAAAAGGTTCCATTAGCAACATCTCCAGAATGGGGTAATGGTGCTCCTCAAGAAATTCACAGTAAAAAAGCATTAGTTAATGCAGATACTGGCGAGTTCTTAGCTATTGTTGGTAACAAATATACAAACAACTACAGCCATATGGAACAGTTTACAACTGTAGAGAATCGTATTGCTCAATCAAATTTAGATCTGACTGATATGAAAAGAGAGATCTCAGTATCTCATGGTGGTGCAAGGGCGTATGCTAGATATACTTTCCCAGCACATGAAGTTGATGTAGGTGGCACAGGTACTATTGCTTTAGATATACTTTGCAGAAATAGCTTTGATGGTTCATGGCCTACTATTTTTGAAGGTGGTGCTAATCGCTGGGCTTGTCTTAACAAGTGTGTATTCGGAGATGTATTTGCAGTATCTAAGCAAAGACATACAAAGAATATTAACTATGACAAAGGTGCGCGAGAAGTTATGAACTGCTTGACAGCATTTATGTCAGAGTCAGAGAAATGGAATGAGTGGCGTAAGACACCAGTCTCAGATGCTCAAGCATTCCGTATCCTTGCAAAGATGTCAGGTAATGTTCATGCAGTTCAAAACATTGACAATGTTATGGAACATCGTGTAGATTTGTATGGTGTCATTCAAGAAGCTATACAGACTAAGAAGGGCAATACAAGGGCTAACAGTCCTTTAAATGCTCTGTGGACTCTATGGAAGCAAGACTACAAACCTATCCTTGGAGATAACTTGTGGGCCTTGTACAACGTACTTACAGACTGGAGTACAAAGCATCAGTCACCTCGTAGTGAAGGTGCAGGATCAACAGTCACATCCCTACAGACAAAAGCTTTTGAGAAAGTTAGAAAGGTTATTACAACAGATAACATTTTCAAGATCGCAGCTTAAAGTCTCCTCCGTCATCCTAAGCATGATGTAAAACTGCTTCCTATTAATTTTCATACAAAGGAATAGTTATGAAATACAGACAGTTAGAAAGTATCCTTGTCAACATGTCAGATGAAGAATTAGATCACGATGTTGTAATCTTTATCCCTAGTAGTGGTAAGAATTTTACTCTTGATAAAAGCCATTGTTTTTATTCAAGTGATAACCAGCTTATCTTAAATGTAAAAGAAAATGCAAATGAAGAAAAGGTTGTGAAGCACAAATGATATATTTAGATCTTAATGGCCCAGAAGGTAACTCATTTAATATCATGTCTATTGCAAAGAAACTTTGTAAAGCTCTTGAAATAGACTCAACTCCTATTATAAATGATATGCGATCAGGTGACTATGAACATTTGATTGATGTCTTTTTAAAACACTTTGATGACTTTGTAGTGTTAAGCAGAGAAGACCATACTGTAACAAGAGATGAGAGATAATAACTATGTATTGGATTAGCAGAAAAGATCAAGGACTTAATATAGCTTTGAGAAAAAAACGACTTAGAGACTTCAAGCCAAAAGAAGGGTGTGAGTACTACGTCCGAACTAAAAGAAAACCTCCAGAGTTTCTTGATTTTGTGCCAGTGTATGTTGGCAAAAATGGTAAGTTAGTAAAGACTAACGCTGTATCAACTGGTTGGTTTAAAAGTTCTAATTAAATTAGAATGGGAGGAAAGCATTGAAAACTAGAATACATATTAATCAACACAATATCAGAGCTAATACTAAGGGCGCTAAGTTACCTGTTATCACAGTTAAAGATTACAAAATGAACAGGAAGACAAACGCTGCTGAGATATTAGATTCGAGCGGGAGGATAATTGCGCGAGTTATCTACAGCCCTGATAAGCCTTTGAGTTGCGGGGCTAAAGTATGGATTGAAACAGAACACGGAGTAAATGTATTATGAGAGAGATTGACTTTATAGAGTTAAGCACTCAAGAAAAAAATAAGTTTGTAGATTGGGCGCATGAAAACTACAAAGCAGGTGAAGAGATTAACCCAACTTGGCATCCTCTCATACAACAAGAATGCGCTGAGATTAACTTTGAAGAAGATCTTCTTAAAATTATTAACAAATATATTTCTGAAAGAGAAGAGCATTTAACTTTGTATCCTGATCATTTTGATTTTTATTATGAGAAGCTTAGTGCTGATCGTGCTGCTGCTGAAAAGTTTATTGAGGAACATAAATGAAAGATAAAGTAAGTTTATTTGTAGATCATTATGTGATCTATTCTAAAAGTCGTGAGGCTTTAATTCTAAATTCTGGCACTGCTTCAGCGTTTGAAGAAAGTTTGCGAGAGTTAATTTCTTCTGAAATTAGAGATACAATACTAGACCGTGTAAAGATATTAAATTATGATATGAAACTAGCTGAATCTCACAAGGATGTAAGTCCTCAGTACAACAGACTTAGAGATGCTAGTATTGCTTTAATGGACTTACATAATGATCTTCTTTGGAACAAGGAAACTGAATGAATGATATATTTTACAGAGCTATAAAAGCTCAAGATAAATTAGATGATATTATGCCTCATCGTAACTGGCCTATTGAAGCTAAAGTAGAACCACCTAAACATATTGTGGAGACTATTAAACTTTTTCGTAAAGGTTACACTCAAACAAAGATTGCTAAAGAACTAGGCATAACTGTACATTCTGTGAAAGCTACAGTACGAAGAGTATATTTAAAAGGATAAATCATGGATCTATTTGAAAGATTAGGTATGAGCATTGGCGGCAAGAGTGTTGAACAATGTATTGATGAACTGCGTGTTAGAGATGATACACGGCGCATTGAGGAGCTACATGGTGTTCCAGATGGCTTGGAAGAAGTAAAGCCTCACACTGTAACAGTAGAACTAGAAATTAATACACATAACAAGGAGGAAGCTGAAAAAATTGCAAGTGATGCCATTTTAATAGATGGTAGCGATTATGGTGTAGAATATGTCAGGATAATTGGTGTCAAGTAGAAAAAAAGTGTTGACATATCTATACAGACTCTATAAACTACACAGGTTTTTAACACATAAGGAAATAAAAACATGGCGGTAATTGAAGGAAAAGCTTATTGGGCTTCAGTAACGACACCCAATACAAAGTTTGAACCAGTATATACTGTAAGCCTTTTGGTTGATGAAGACATTGCTAAGTCTTTTGCATCTAAAGGTTATTCAATTAAACAACTGCAAGAAGGCCCTGCACTTGTAATCAAACGTAAGGTTGCTACAAAAGCAGGTAAAAAGAATGCTCCACCTAAACTAATTGATATTAATCAACAACCGCTGGATGTATTAGTTGGTAATGGTTCTGATGTTAAAGTTCAGTATCGTGAGTGGGAGACTACAAATAACTACGGTAACTTTAAAGGTTTGGATTTTCAAGCTATGCAAGTTATTAATCTTGTACCCTATGGTGGCTCAGCAGATGCGGATGGCGCAGAGTTGGGTTATGTAGAAGAAGAATCGGAGTTTTAAATGGTCGATACTTACGTTGCAGACAATGCAACATATGATGTATCTCTACTATCGTCTGAAGCGCAGGTTGCGTTTCAGATGATGTTAGGTATTAATAAAAAACAAGATAATATAAAGGAACAAATTGTTAGCTTACAAAAAGAATATGCAATTTTTGTAGCAGCTAATAAGTCTTTTAATAATACAATATTATCAAGTCTTAACAAAGATGCTATTATTGATATTGATGTTAACGAACCAGAGCTTCCTGATTCTGTACAAGAATTAGGTGAAGGCCCTGATTCAGATTGGCGTATTGATTAGTAGTAAGCTATACTTCCTTTCGGGACTTCATCCGCCGTGGGCGAAGTCCCTCACTTCTTTAAATTATAATCGGAGAAACCAATGGGGTTTGTTAAGTTCCATGTTGCATGTAGATCGTGTGGCAGCAGTGATGCTGTGAGTGTAAATGACAATGGTTCAGCAAAGTGTTTTAGTTGTGGTGAGTTCTTTCCAAATTATGAAGAGCCAGTTACAAACTTAAACGAAGTTTATAAAAGAGAAAATATAAAGATGCAAGAAATACCTATATCTCAAGATGTGTATGTTGGTACGTTTGGAGCATTACGAGATAGAAATATCTCAGAAGCTACCGCAAAGAAGTTTAATGTCAGAGTTACCTATGATTCTAATGGTGAGGTTGATAAACATTATTATCCTTATTACTCAGGCAATGAAGTTGTTGCATATAAGATCCGTAAAGTATCTACAAAAAGTTTTAGTAGTCAAGGAGAAATGCAAAAGGGTACATTGTTTGGTCAACAGATATGTAGTGCTGGTGCTAAATACATTACCATTACTGAAGGCGAATGCGATGCTATGGCAGCATATGAGCTTACAGGAAGCAGATGGCCTGTAGTATCTGTTAAGAGTGGCGCTCAAGCAGCAGCATCAGATGTCAAAAAGAACTTTGAGTTTCTTAATTCTTTTGAAAATATTATCATATGCTTTGATACTGACAAGCCGGGACGAGAAGCTGCAAATAAAGTAGCTGCTCTATTTCCACCTAATAAAGCAAGAATAATGAGCTTGCCTGTGGATTATAAAGATCCTAATGACATGCTTAAAAAGAACAAACACAGTGAGTTTGTAGATTGCTTTTGGCAAGCTAAAGCTATTACGCCAGCAGGTATCATACGAGTATCAGAAAGAATGGAGGATTGGAAGAATAGATCTGCCGATGCTACCATTGAATATCCTTGGTCTGGTCTTAATAAAGTTCTTTTAGGTATGCGTAAGGGTGAGCTACTTACTGTTGCAGCAGGAACAGGCGTTGGTAAAACCAGTATCATGCGTGAGCTAGAACACTGGATACTAAACAACACAGAAGATAATGTAGGTATCATTGCATTAGAAGAGGATTGGAGACGTACAGTAGATGGTATTATCGCTGTGGAATACAGTGAAAAGCTACATCTTAAAGAAGTTAGAGAGTGCTACACTGAAGAACAATTAGATGAAATGTACAAAACTGTAACTGCTAATGATAGATTATTTGTTCATGCTCACTTTGGCATTAACAATATAGAAGATATAATGACTAAGCTGCGCTACTTGATTGTAGGATGTGATTGCAAATGGATCATTCTTGATCACTTGCATATGCTAGTATCTTCAATATCAGATGGTGATGAGCGTAGGCTTATTGATAATATAATGACTCAGCTTAGAAGTCTTGTTGAAGAAACAGGCGTAGGCTTTTTACTTGTATCACATTTGCGTAAGCTTGAAGGGAACATAGGTCACGAAAATGGTGCAGAAGTAGCAGCTAGTCACATTAGAGGTAGTGGTAGTATCGCTCAAATATCTGACTGTATTATTGCTCTTGAAAGAAATCAACAAGCTGAAGACAAAATTGAGGCTAACACTACGCGAGTTCGTGTGCTTAAATCAAGGTACACAGGTGAAGTAGGTATTGCTACTTATCTACTGTATGATCATGTAACTGGTAGGCTTTCAGAGATTGTGCCTGAAGAGAAAGAAGAAGAGTTAGAGTTTAGTAAACCTGACTATGATGATATACCTTTTTAAGAGAGTATAAAATGAATCTAGTTTTTGATATTGAAACAGATGGGTTAGATGCATCAGTAATTTGGTGCATTGTAGCTAAAGATATAGATACTAATCAAGTCCATTCTTTTTGTCCTAAAAGGATTGAAGAGGGCTTAGAGTTGTTGGAGAAATCAAAATTATTAATAGGCCATAATATTGTAGGGTTTGATATACCTGTATTGAAAAAGCTAACAGGTATGTCTTTTAAAGATAAAAAAGTAATTGATACTTTAGTGCTTTCTAGATTAGCTAATCCTGAAAGAGATGGGCATGGTCTAAAACCTTGGGGCTTTAGATTAGATTATCATAAAGGATCAATGGAAGAAGAAGACTTCAATGAGTACACTCCAGAAATGTTGGAGTATTGTATTAATGATGTTGAACTTAACACCTTAGTATTTCAAGAGTTATTAAAAGAACTAAAAGGTTTTGGAGAAGAGTGTGTAAAGATTGAACATGAAGTTGCTGACATTTTAAAGCAGCAAGAGAATCATGGTTTCTATTTAGATGTTGTTAAAGCAGAAAGATTACTTGCTTTATTCCGGGAGGAGAATGCAAAGATCGTTGAAGAAGTTCATAAAGTATTTACACCTCGCAAAGTTAAAGTCAAATCAGTTGTGCCTAAGTTTAAAAAAGATGGTACACTTTCAAAGCAAGGACTAACAGAAGAAGAGTATGAAAGATTATCTGCACTTCCAAAGAATCAAGTTCTTGCTTTTGATAGATTTAAAATTGAAGACTTTAATTTAAACTCTAGACAACAGATCGGAATGTATCTTCAAGACTTTGGATGGAAACCTAAAAAGTTTACACCTACAGGACAACCAGTTGTTGATGAAGGAACTTTAAAAACAATTAAAGATATACCTGAAGCCGCATTAATCAATAGATTTCTGTTATTAAATAAGCGTATTGGACTTGTTGAGTCTTGGTTTAAGTTTCTAAAGAATGATAGAGTTCATGGATATACTGTTCATAATGGTGCAGTAACTGGTAGAATGACACATTTTAAACCTAACATGGCACAAATACCTGCTGTGTATAGCCCTTATGGAAAAGAGTGTAGGGAATGTTGGACTGTTCCTACAGGATATAAACTTGTAGGAATTGATGCAAGCGGTTTAGAATTAAGAATGCTTGCTCACTATATGAATGATAAAGGTTACACATATGAAATACTCAATGGAGACATACACACAGCTAATCAAGAACTTGCGGGACTTGAATCAAGAGATCAGGCAAAGACATTCATCTATGCGTTCCTGTACGGAGCAGGAGATGAAAAACTTGGAAGTGTGGTGCAAGGAAATAGAAGAGATGGTAAAAGACTTAGAGGGAGTTTCCTCAATAATTTACCATCACTTGCAAATCTTAAAGACAGGGTTGAAAGAGCATCGCAAAGAGGTTACTTAAAAGGTTTAGATGATAGAAAGGTAACTATTAGATCTCCACATTCAGCTTTAAATACCTTATTACAAAGTGCTGGTGCTATCATAATGAAGAAAGCATTAGTTCTTTTTAAAGAAAGTATTAAAGATATGGATGCTCATTTTGTAGCTAATGTACATGATGAGTGGCAAGTAGAAGTTAAAAAAGAAATAGCAGAAGAAGTAGGACAACGAGGAGTGCAAGCTATTGTAGACGCAGGAATATATTTTAACCTAAGATGTCCTCTAGATGGGGAGTATAAAATAGGAGATAACTGGAGTGAAACACACTAAACATGATCCAAATAGAGTAGGTGATTTAGCAGAACATTATGCAATAACATGGCTATGGGATGAAGGTTATCAAGTATTTAAAAACTGTGGATGCACAGGCCCTATAGATTTAATTGCTATGGATGATGAAGGTAACATAAAAAAATTAGATGTTAAGTCTTATAAAAATAGTAGTCTTTCTGCGAGAACACCCAAACAAAAGGAACTTGAAGTACAGTATCTTCATTATAATTCTTTAACTAGAAAATTAAGGTTTGTAAAACATAAAACATGAAGCAATTAAATACAGTTGTAGAAGATATTTATTCAACATTACAGCCTCTATCTAATAACAAAGCAGTCCCAATTGATCCTAAAATGTTAGATGATTTAGGAGAAGCTGTAAAGAGTTGTATTCTTCACTGGGCTACACCCCATAGAGATTCTACAAAGTACATTAGGATGTCAAATGTAGGTAGGCCATTACGTCAGCTTTACTTTGACATGAAAGAAGAATCAGATAAAGGTTTTAATGATTCTAGTTTCCTTCCTATTAGATTTTTGTATGGACATCTGCTTGAAGAAATACTTTTATTCCTTGTTAAGTTATCAGGACACAAAGTAACTGACGAACAAAAAGAAGTTACTGTTGATAATATTAAAGGACATATTGATTGTAAGATTGATGGTGAGGTAGTAGATGTAAAGACAGCATCTAACTTTGCTTTTAAAAAGTTTAAAGAAGAAACTTTAAGAGATGATGATCCCTTTGGATACCTTGCACAGCTTAGTGGATATGAAGAAGCAGAGAAATCTAATAACGGAGGTTTCCTAGCAATTAATAAAGAGACAGGAGAAATAACTTTATATCAACCTGATGAGTTAGACAAGCCTAATATCCGTTACTTGATTAGCAAAGTCAAAAAAGCTATGGATTTAAATAGCCCTCCAAAAGAAATATGCTATCCTCCAATACCAGAAGGAAAGTCTGGCAATATGAAGTTGCCTAAGCAATGCGTATATTGTTCACACAAAAGAAAGTGTTATCCAGATTTAAGAACTTTTAAGTATTCAAAAGGTTTAACATATCTTGTTGAAGTAGTTAATGAGCCTAAAGTAGAAGAGATTAAATAATGTTAAGCAACCCTATTAGTAAGAAACAAAAAATGAATGTACTTGTTGTAGGATTAGCTTATCAATGGGTCAAATCTTTATTGCCTGAAGATCAAGAAATTTCTGTACTAGATGCTTTAAGGCAAATACCTGATGAGCCTTATTTCTTTTCACAAGGACAAATTAGAACAAATTCTTATACTTTTAAATGGTTTAGAAAAAGAATTAAAAAGGTATTGAAGAAAACAAAGCAGCCGATTATGTCGGTTACTTTACATGAGGTTATGAATGCGTAAACCTAGAGTCAAAAGACCTGTAGAAAAAGATAAACCTAAAGGGTACGATTCAAAATGGGAGTACAATTTACATAAAAATTTAATTTCAAGTTGGGACTTGCATTCTCAGAAATTATCGTATATAATTAAACATACTTACAATCCTGACTTTATTAAGACTATAGATGGAATCACAATACTTCTTGAAGCCAAAGGAAGATTTTGGGATTACCAAGAATACAATAAGTATATATGGATTAGAGAATCTTTGCCAGAAGATTATGAGTTAGTTTTTTTATTTGCATCCCCTTATGCACCTATGCCAGCAGCAAGACGTAGAAAAAATGGTACAAAGTTTACTCATTCAGAGTGGGCTGAAAAAAATAAATTTAAATGGTTCTCAGAAAAAACATTTCCAAAGGAGTGGAAGTAATGAAAAGTATTGATGACGCAACACCAGAAGAGTGGAACGCACTTAGAAAAAAAACTGCTACATCCGTAGCTGATACGTGGAATAATAGCTACGGTGAAAGTATACCTGATAACAGCACTAAGTTTGACTCAGTTAGCAAGCCAGCACACTACAATAATGGGGGTATGGAGTGTATCGAAGCGATAGAAGGTATGCTTGATCACGATGAATACATTGGCTATCTACGTGGGAACTCTCTCAAGTATCGCTGGCGCTATCGCTACAAGGGTAAGCCTATGGAAGACTTACGTAAAGCAGAATGGTATGAGAAGCGTTTGATGGATTATTTGATGAGGCATCCTAGTGAGCAGCTACGATAGAAAAGCAGAACGTATAGAAAAGTTTCATAAAAAGAACAAAGCTAAAGATAAAAAACAAAACAAAGCACGTACACGTAGCTATAGACAGTCTCAGTTAAAAGAAAAGGACGACTTAGATGACATTAAAGATTGGAAAGCAGGATTATTTAGGGATACAGATTGATTATGATAAAGAAGAAACCCTAAATTCTTTTTCTTTAGAAACTTTAAAAGACAGATATTTTTGGAAGGATGAAACTCATGCTCAAGAAGCTTATGCAAGGGCTAGTATATTTAGTGCAACTTATCAAGGTATTACTGATTGGACTTTGGCTCAAAGGCTTTACGATTATAGCAGCAGTAATTGGTTTATGTTCAGCACTCCTATTCTTAGTAACGGGGGAACAACTAGGGGTTTACCTATCAGCTGCTTCCTCAATTACGTTCCTGATTCGAGAGATGGCTTATCATCTCATTATGATGAAAACATTTGGCTTGCAAGTGCAGGTGGCGGCATCGGAGGACATTGGGGAGAGGTTCGTTCTAATGGCATCGCTACTAGCAACGGTAGTCGCTCTACTGGTACTATACCATTCATCCATGTAGTAGATAGTCAAATGCTTGCCTTTAATCAAGGGGTAACTAGAAGAGGTTCTTATGCTGCTTATATGGACATTACTCACCCAGAAGTTGAAGAGTTTATTGCAATGCGAAAGACTACTGGTGGTGATCTTAATCGTAAGTGCCTTAACTTACACAACGGAATTACAATAACAGATGAGTTTCTTAATGCTGTTAAGGATGATGAGCAATGGCGTTTAATAGATCCTAAAACTAAAACAGCAGTAAAAGTAATATCTGCAAGAGATTTGTGGTGGCAGTTAATACACACAAGAGCGGAGACAGGTGAACCATATATTGTTAACTTAGATAGATGTAATGAGGCTTTACCTCAATCACAAAAAGATATAGGGCTACAAGTATATCAAAGTAATTTATGTTCTGAAATAACATTACCTACTAATGAAGATCGAACAGCAGTTTGTTGTTTATCTAGTGTTAATTTAGAATATTTTGATGAGTGGAAAGACGATGATGTATTCATTAGTGATCTAATTACAATGCTTG